GCTCCGCTCGCCTTCGCTCGTAGGGGGGGATAGGGTATAGAATGAATCCGATAGAATATTAACGGAAAACAAGCGAAGCTCATTAATATCTATTGGAATGAATCTATACCCTATCCCCCCCTACGAGCGGAGCGAGTGGGTTGTATATAAGAGAAGAAAATAGACATGGAGAGAATACCCAGAAACTTTGACAAATGAACTTACCCCCTTCATCATAGGAATCATTGAAAACGATTTGGCCACAAAAAATTTTAAAATTTCAAAATATTTGGCATGGAAAGTCCTGATATAAACCTAGAGCGGTTAGCCGAGCAGTATCCTGAAGCTACCAGAGAACTGTTGGAACTGACTGAAGCACTAAATTCCAAACAACTACAGCGTGAAGGACAAGAAAGCTTTTTGACCTACATCAATCACATGTGGCCAGACTTTGTAGAAGGCAGACATCACCAGATATTTGCAGAAAAACTAGAGCAGGTAGCACAAGGTAAGATAAAACGTCTGATAGTGAACATGCCACCAAGACATACTAAGTCTGAATTTGCCTCTACCTTTTTCCCATCGTGGATCTTGGGCCGTAATCCTAAGTTAAAGATCATGCAGATTACGCACACCGCAGAACTAGCGTTTCGTTTTGGTAGAAAGGTCAGGGACATAATAGATTCAGAGCTGTATCAAGATGTGTTTCCTGGCGTACAACTAAAAGCGGATAGTAAATCAGCAGGAAGGTGGGAAACCAATGGCGGAGGCGAAGCTTTCTATTCTGGTATTGGCGGTGCGGTAACAGGACGTGGTGCAGATCTATTAGTATTAGATGATATTCACTCAGAGCAAGATGCCCTTTCACCAACGGCCTTGGACAACGCTTGGGAATACTACAGTTCTGGTCCCCGACAAAGGCTACAGCCAGGCGGAGCCATTGTTATTGTAATGACACGATGGAGTATCAAGGACTTAACAGGCAGATTACTAAGCAAACAAGGTGAAGATCATGCAGATCAGTGGGAAGTCGTAGAATTTCCTGCAATCTTTCCTGATAGTCAAAAACCTTTATGGCCTGAATATTGGAAGATAGAAGAATTAGAAGGGGTCAAAGCCTCTATACCTGTAAGCAAATGGGAAGCACAGTGGATGCAAAACCCAACATCAGAAGAAGGAGCGATACTAAAACGTGAATGGTGGCAAAAATGGGAGCACGATGAAGTGCCAGAAATGCAATACGTGATCCAGTCGTACGACACAGCTTACACCAAGAAAGAAACGTCTGACTTCTCTGCTATTACGACATGGTGCGTGTTCTACCCTGATCCGAACTCTATGCGGCCAGCTTTACTGTTGCTAGATGTTAAGAAAGGTCGATGGGATTTTCCTACGTTGAAGAAAGAAGCCTTTAAACAATTTGAATATTGGGACCCTGACACAGTTATTGTAGAAGCCAAGGCCAGTGGTCTACCGCTCACGGACGAATTACGTCAGTCAGGTATCCCTGTAGTCAATTACTCACCTGGCAAAGGACAAGATAAAATTGCAAGGGTAAATGCCGTTGCGCCAATGTTGGAATCAGGTATGGTATACGTACCAGATACACGTTGGGCGGACGAATTAGTAGAAGAATGTGCGGCGTTTCCTTTTGGAGACCACGACGACTTGGTAGACTCAACCACACAAGCACTAATGCGTTATCGACAGGGCGGATTTATTGGTTTAGAATCGGACGATGATCTGCAGGATAATCAACCGAGACGGATCAGAGAATATTATTAGGAGACTATAATGGCTGACAAAGGCGAAAAGATAAAGGACCAAGGATTTGTTCCTTATGCAAAACAATCCAACATGACTACTTCTAAGAAGCCTTCACCTGGAGCAGGTAAAGGTAAAAGTCGTGGCGGTGGTGATTCATTGAGAGGCACTAAATTTACTGGAGTTTACTAAATGAGAGTCAAAGCACCTAAAGGTTATCACTGGATGAAGCAGAAGAACGGTAGTTTTAAACTGATGAAGCACACAGGCAAGTTCACTCCTCATAAAGGAGCGACTATGAATGCAAACTTTGCAGTTCAAAAAGTACACAAAAAGTAAATGGCAGAAAACAGCAAACCAACCAACATAGAAAGGTTGGCAGATCTTATTGATCTGGAAGTACAAGACGGGGAAGAGGTTCAAATTGACGAACCTATGCAAATGGGTGAAGGGGACATTTCTGTTGAGTTATCAGAAGAAGGAGCACAGATAGATTTTTTCCCTGATGCAGAACAAGCGATAGACACCACACCATTTGATGCGAATTTAGCGGAGTACATTGACGAAGGCGAGCTAGGACGAATTGCTTTTCAGTTAGTCACTGATTATGAAGAAGATAAAGCAAGTCGCCACGATTGGGAAGATGCATACGTAAAAGGACTAGATCTACTTGGCTTCAAGTATGAAGATAGAGACAGACCTTTTCCAGGAGCATCAGGCGTAACGCATCCTATGCTCGCTGAATCCGTGACTCAGTTTCAAGCGCAGGCTTTTAAGGAGCTATTACCTAGTAAAGGACCCGTAAAAACAAGGGTTATGGGCAATGAAACCCCTGAAACTGAAGATCAAGCACGTAGGGTAGAAGAGTTCATGAATTACCAAATAACCACGGTAATGGATGAATATACCCCTGAAATGGACCAATTACTGTTCTATTTACCCCTAGCAGGCACAGCATTTAAGAAAGTTTACTATGATGTAAGCAAACAAAGAGCGGTCAGTACGTTCGTACCTGTAGAAGATTTAGTCGTTCCGTACACAGCTAGTGACCTAGAGACTTGTGAAAGAGTGACGCACGTAGTCAAAATGAGCTACAACGAAATCAGAACACAACAGCTCGCAGGATTTTACAGAGACATACCACTACAACCTGCTGAAACTAATATAGGCAGCAGCGACACTATAGACAAAGAAGATGAACTAGAAGGACTGAGTGCTACCACCAACGACATGATGTATGAGTTGTTGGAATGTCACGTATCCATGGACATACCAGGTTTTGAAGATGAAAACGGATACCACTTACCTTTCATCATTACAATAGACAGAGCTTCCAACGAAGTGTTATCGATCAGAAGGAACTACAACCCTAACGATCCACTCAGAACAAAAATACAGTATTTTGTACACTACAAGTTTCTCCCTGGCCTTGGGTTCTATGGGTTCGGCTTAATACACATGATTGGCGGTTTGTCTCGAACCGCGACTGGAGCCCTACGACAATTGATCGATGCAGGTACGCTGGCGAATTTACCTGCTGGGTTCAAGGCCAGGGGACTTAGAATCAGGGACGACGAGACTCCACTAGAACCAGGAGAGTTCAGAGACGTAGACGCACCTGGCGGAGCACTAAGAGATTCACTAATACCATTACCTTATAAAGAACCATCAGCGACATTACTACAGCTGTTAGGATTCTGTGTAGAAGCAGGACAAAGATTTGCATCGATTACTAATCTACAGATGGGAGAAGGTAATCAAGAGATGCCAGTAGGCACGACTATGGCTTTGCTAGAGCAAGGCACAAGAGTCATGTCCGCTGTACACAAAAGATTACACTACGCACAGAAAACAGAATTTAAGATATTAACCAGATTGTTTGCAGAGTATCTGCCTCCTGTATATCCATACCAAGTTATAGGCGGTGATCAACAAATTAAACAAACTGACTTTGACAATAGAGTTGATGTTATACCTGTTAGTGATCCTAACTTCTTCTCAATGAGTCAACGTATTACATTGGCACAACAAGAACTGCAGTTAGTACAAAGCAATCCTGAAATACACAACATCAAGGAAGCATACAGAAGAATGTACCAAGCGTTAGGTACGGAAAATATTGAAGCATTGTTTGCTCCAGATCCACCACCACCCGTTCCAATGGATCCCGCAAGTGAGAACAGTGCCGCATTAATGGGTGCACCTCTCATGGCATTCCCTGATCAAGCGCATCAGATACATATAGAGGTGCATCTTACTTTCTTAGAGTCAGGTGCTGGTATGACTAACCCAGCAACAATACCGCTTATGGTATCGCACATATTCCAACACGTATCTTTAGAAGCACAGAATCAAGCCGATGCACAAATGCCAGAACAACAACCGCCAATGCAACAGATACCAGGCATGCAACAAGGCGGAATGATGCCACCACCTCCACCACCTAACCCTGCAAAAGAAGCTTTGAAAGCTCAGTTAGAACTGGAGATTATGGAACAGATCATGCCTAGAATAGAAGAAATACTATCTCCTGGTGATGATGGCGTTGTAACCTTGAAACAACAAGAGCTTGCAATACGTGCAAAAGAAAATGAAGATGATAAGATGATCGCAGAAGAGAGGATCAAACTGGACAAAGCCAAGCTTAAACAGAAAGATCGCTCCGAAGAAGAGAAGTTAAAATCTCAAGAAGACATAGCAGCAATGAAAGTTGGTGCAGAAAGAGAAAGGACAAGAAAAGATGGCAATAGGTCTTCCTAATTTAAGGAACTTAGTTTTTAACAAAGAGTCAATGGGCGACCTTGGTTCTTTGGGCATCGACCTTTCGAACCTTCCTACAATAGATCCTGGAACTGTCACGAAAATGCCTGCAACCACAACTACAGGCGCACCTGGCAGTGCATGGTGGCAAGACGCAGGATACCCAGACGCAGCCACAGCCATACAATCGGGTAATTTTTCTTATGATATGAACACAGGTTGGCAGCTAAAACCAGGAGCAGAAACCCCTGCTATGAAATTAGCCGCAGCAACAACCCCTGAAGACACTACGTCAACTACCCCTGAAGACACTACGACTTTGGACTCTGGCGAGTCACCCACGTCACCTGGAATAACGTCAGAGTCCATCATGCAATATCTAGGCGAAGTGGGTCCTCTTGTAGAAGGCATGGACGTAAACGGTGACGGTATAGTTGATAATTTAGACATGCAATATCAACTGCAAATAGAACAAGGATTAAGAAACCCTGACGGCACTATAAATGAAAACTACACTAAAGACGAGACAACCGCAGCTGTAGATAAAGCCGTAGAAACAGCTCTACCCGCTACAAAACAACCTGTAGAAAAAGATTTGGTAAGGGATGATCCTGTAACAGCTATAGAAAAAGCTGTAAACACAGCCGTAGAAACTGCCAGCGGTGGCCAAGGCATTGCTACAGGATATAGTGGCGATGGTTATGCAGACACAGCCGAAGAAGAACAATCAGATAACGATGTAGTTAAAGAACTTATTGACTCTATTTCTGTAAATAATACAAGTGAGTCTGATATAGATGCTGCTATAGCCGCTGCCGTAGCCGCAGCACAAGGCGAAGGCATGACCGAGATAGCTGCTAAAGAAGAAGTAGAAAAAGAATTGGCTAGTGATCCAGCAACTAAAGCCGTTGATGCTGCCGTGGGCAATGGTCAACCGACCACGGACGATACTATATTGGATACAGCGACAACCGATACAACAGAAACAACGGGTACAACAGGGACCGACACAGGAACAGACACCCAACAACCCGATTTCATGACCCAGCTACAAGAACTTATTGCACAAATGCAAGGCGAACAAACTGCCGCTGCCGAAGCTGCCGCTGCTGCCGAAGCAGAAAGACAAAAACAAGCTGCTGAAATGACACAGAATTACATGGTTGGGCAACCAGCCGTAGGCTATAACCCGTACCAAAGTGGACAATACCAGAACAATCCGTATGGAGCCGCTGGAGTACCAGACATGGGAGGTATAACATCTATACCCGTCCCTGCAGCCTACACCCCTAACCCTTACTTAATTGGAGGAACGACATAGATTTACTACAATTCGCGACAGCTGTACTGCGCGCCATAGATGAAAAAGAACAGCAACTTCAAGAAATACTCTCCAACGGCGAAGTCCGAGATTGGGAGCATTACAAGAATCTGACTGGTCAAGTCGAGGCGTTAAATTACACACGAGAAGAAATTCGACAACTAATGAAAAACCAGGAGATATAAATGCCAACCCCAAGCACTTTAGCAATGGAAGAAGAATGGAAAAAGAAAGAAGCAGATAAGTCTGTTTTAGAAAAAGCTTACCAATCAGGTAAGAAGAAAGGAGACGCGACCACGCTTGATCCTGATAAATTAGATTCAAAACTACTAGACCAATTGCCTTCACCAACAGGGTGGAGGATTATGATACTACCGTACAAAGGCCAAGGACAAACCGAAGGTGGTATTGTTCTGACAAGCGAAACTCGTGAGAGACAGCAGATAGGAACTCTGCTTGGCTATGT